TTTACATCTGGAACGGATTCAGATGGAAATGACATAGATAATGACTTTGCTATCAGAGCAAGTTATTCATTCTAATAAACAATAAACAACGGAGGAATTAACAATGAATGTTAAATCAATTTTCGGAACAATAGGTGATACACTAACAGGTTTATTCGGTGTACTAACAGGTCTTGTAGGCGTAGCAATTATGTCTCAAGTAGTGTTTGGTACTGGCTGGATGGGCATGGATGTTGTTGGCAATATTTCAAATATAGTTAACACATTCCTAACTGGTGGTGTAACTGGATTACTAACTTTGATTGTTCTATTTTCATTAATAGACGCTAAGTAAGTGATTTAAATCACAAATAAAAATTGGGGCTTGAAATATAGCCCCTTTTTTTACATTTAATTTGGTGGGTTTAATAATATATATTATATTTATATAAAACAACCAGAGTTTTAAATAGGAGAATAGTTACTATGAGTAAGACAAAAAGTTCTCAACAAAAGGTTTCACTCCACGAATTAAATAATCACAATGTATCAAATAAGCGACAAGCATTGAAAGACTTGAAGAAGTTAGATTTCGATGAGATTCAATTCAAGAATCCAGCACAGAAAAGATTCTACAAAACCATATCAACAAAAGATATAACATTTGGAATCGGACCGGCTGGATGTGGTAAAACTTATTTATCAGTTCATAAAGCACTAAGAGAGTTAGGTGATAAAGATTCTAAAATAGATGGTATCGTTATCGTTAAACCTCTTGTAGAAGCAGCTGGTGAAAAGATAGGTTTCTTACCTGGTGATGTAGAAGAAAAGACAGCACCATTTATGATGTCGTTTTATTACAATATGGAACAGATTATTGGTAAACAAAGATTACAAGTATTGAAGGAAAGTAATACTATCCAAGTCATACCAATGGCTTATATGAGAGGTATTACCTTATCTGATAAGTTTGTTATCCTTGATGAAGCACAGAATGCTACACCCGAACAAATCAAAATGTTTGTAACAAGATTAGGTGAAAATTCTAAATACATTATTACTGGTGATTTAGCTCAATCAGATATAAAACACGGTAAGAGTGGATTAGAAGATGCAATCAAAAGATTTGCTGGTGTACATGGAGTTGGATTAGCTCAATTCAAAGAAAAAGATATTGTACGACATTCATTGGTTAGAAGATTACTTAAAAGATATAAAGATAATTTTCAGATTATGGATGAAGTATCGGCTGAAAAAACTATATCAATGTGGGTGCACGATGAAGGTTTGGATGCCCCAACTGATGGTTCACTAGACGATTATCATTATCAACTAAAAAAATAAAAAAAAGCTTGACTTATATTATAAAAGCGTTGTATATTGTAACAATATAAAATTAGGAGAAACACTATGAAGTGTATGATGAGTGTGGATGGTTCTAACATTGTTAGAGTTACAGATGAAAAAGCATCTGAATTATTTTCAGAAGGTTTTAGATATGTGTCTAAATCATTATGGAAAGAAAAAGTTCGTGATATAAATAAAACACCAGAAGTAAATGAAGATACTGGTAAGGTAGAAATGGTTACAAAATCTAATAAAATGTCTAAAGCACAAAAACGACATGCGAGAAAAACTAGCTAATGATTTGGAATAAATATATTTTATATAGTATTTTATTGTCAACACTAGGTAATATAATAGTATGGTTTCAATTGAATGGACAATTAAAATGGGAGTTCATGCGAAACAATATGTTATTAGTGTGTTTGATAGGCATGCCAGTAAGTTACATCTTTTATAAAGTAACAGAATTTGCTTATTTAGGACTAGGTTCATTATGGGGTGTAAGATTTTTAGTATACTCTGTCAGTTACTTAGTATTTCCTTTTTTAACATACTATTTCTTAGGAGAAGGATTAACAATAAAAACAATTATTAGTATATTATTATCTTTATTAATATTAATAATACAATTAGTATAATATATAATAATATAATATATAATAACTATATAATAAATATATAGTAATATAATAACTAATATAATAACTAATAGGAACAGAATGAAAAAATTAAATGAAACACAACTAAAAGAAAATTGGGATAATCTAATCAACATAGTCTCAGAAGTATTTTCTGGTGACCGAAAAGATAAACTTTTAAAAATGTATAAACACTTCGAAGAACGAATGATGTTTGCTCCAGCGTCTGGTACAGCACATTTTCACAATTGTTTTATTGGAGGTTATGTAGAGCATGTTTTACACATTACAAAAATATCAAGAAGATTATTTACTCTATATCAAGAATTAGAAGCACATATTGACTATACAGAGGAAGAAGTTATTTTTGCTGCTTTACATCACGACTTAGGTAAAGTTGGAGATTTAGAAAATGATTACTATGTACCAAATGATTCAAAATGGCATATTGAGAATCAAGGTAAATATTACACACGAGGAAAAGAATTAAATTTTATGACCGTTACTGATAGAGCAATTTATTTGTTAAATCATTTCGGTATCACAATGTCAGAGAATGAATATTTAGCTCTCAGACTAACAGATGGTATGTATGAGGAAGCTAATAAAACATATTTGATGCAATACTTAGATGAGAATAAAGTAAAATCTAATTTATCAATTCTTCTTCATCAAGCTGATATGTTAGCTTCCAGAATAGAATATGAGAATTGGAAACATCAGGATACAAAAAATTTTAAACCTGAACCGGTTAAGATAGTTAATAAACAAGAACAAAAGAAGGTAGACGGCATGAAACAAGCATTTGATGAGCTGTTTAATTAAATATGATTATAGAAATACTACTTACAATAACAATAATTACTTTAAGTGTCACTTTATATTATGCACTAAGAAGAATAAATCAATATGAAAATATTTTAATTGATTTTCAAAGTATTATAAAATTTGCATCTGAGAAAATGAAACTTGTAGATTCTAAAGGACATTATGAATCAGATGATGAGACTGGTTTCTTTTTTGAAGAAATAAAAAAGTTACAGCAACTATTAGATGATTTATTTGAATCAGAAAAGGAGAATAAATAATGGGCAGAAAAAAGACAACTAATTATTATTGGACTGATGATACAGAAAGAGGTATTATACGATACAATACTACAGATAGACCATCTGTAAAAAATAAAATATATAACGACCATTTAGAATATCCATTCTTTAAATTAACCGAAAATATAATAAACACATTTAAGTTTAGTTATTTCGATGATGTTTTTAAAGATGTTCAGAATGAATGTATTTCATTTATAGTTTTAAATATGCACAAATATGACCACACAAAAGGCTCAAAAGCATTTAGTTATTTTTCAGTTGTGATAAAAAATTATTTAATTTTAAATAACAATGCTAATTATAAGAAATTAAAAACACATGCTAGTATAGACAATGCTAGAGGAGTACATTCTCAACAAGTCAATGAAGATGCAAATATTTTTATTGAAGAAACAATTGATTATTTCGAAAATAAGATTCCACATATGTTTAGTAAAAATAAAGATAGAATTATAGCTTATGCAATCGTAGATTTAATGAAGATAAGAGATAACATAGAAGACTTTAATAAAAAAGCATTATATATCTTATTGAGAGAAATGACGAATGTTGAAACAGCTAAAATAACAAAGGTTTTAAACTTGATGAGAAAACATATGAAAACACTACAAAATAATTTTTATTCTAATGGGAGTTTACATTTAACTACTAAATTAAACAAATTTTTTTAAATTACATATTTATTCATATAGGAGAAAATATATGGATAACAACGAAATATTTGATGGTAAAACTTTTGAAGACTTGACAAGAGATATTTACGAAAATCAAAAAAATAAAAAACTACAACTTGATTTATTAATTCAAGAAATTCACGGTATGATTCAAACGATGGATGATGCCGTCCTCATAACTCCTCTCATAAAAGAATTATTTGAAGTAGCCATAAAAAATGACGAACATCTCGTAAAATTAGCGAGTGTTTGGCAAAGAATACTTGGTAAGAATAAAAATGATGAAGATGGTATGCTTCTTTCTGAAACTGAAAAAGAAGATTTAATAGCAGCATTACAAGACGATGTAAGTGATATTCAACAACGAGCTGATAAGATAAAACAAGAATCTAGTTCCAGTAAAGGTAAAGGGTTTGAGGCATAATGGCATTTATAACACCACCAAATAAAACAACTGGAAGAGAGTTCGTCCTTGATACACCTCAACAACAGCAAGACTTTTTACAATTTATACCAGCAACGGTTAGATATGTTATCAATTCAGCTGATTCTGCAGCAAGTCCAGAAAACAACAACAATGAAAGTAATTGTATTGTTGTAGAAAAAAATGTTTCATCTGATGATATAAATACAGGGGGTATAATTGTAGAAAAATATAGACCCTTACTTAGAGGATTTGCTGATAGTATAAAAAAGGGTGACGCTGTTTTAGTTACAGAAGTTGGTAATGTTGGTTATTATTTAGGACCATTAAATATATCGAATACTCCAGCTGTAACTGATAGTAATTTACCGTCAACACAAGATGAAAAAATTACTTCGGCAACTTATCCAACTGATATTAAATTTAATAGATTGATAAAAGATTTTAATGTTGATTTAGACGACCCTTCTGAATTAAGTACACGAATTTCATCACCCGAAGGTAAAACTATATTATCAGATATTCATACTGATATGATACTTGAAGGGAGGCATGGTAATAGTATTCGAATTGGTAGTAGAAACAAATTTCCAAATATCATTATAAACAATGGTAGACATACTAATCAATCTTTTGAGAGTATTAATGATAGTTCTATATTTGGTATGTTTTCACAAGGTTCTATTTTACAGCACTTCAGGCCCGAAGTTGAAAATCAAGATGGAACATCATATAGTTTTAAGATGGCAGATGAATCAGGTGATGATGCATCAAATTATATAAAATCTACATTTACAACACCATTAGGTAGAGGGTTCTCGATAGATGGAGATTCTGATTCTGATGTTGAAACTACTATTTATGGATACAATGGGCCGTTCTCAATACTAAATTCTGATAGAATTATTATTAATGCAAGAAAAGAAAATATATTTTTAAGTGCGTTTAAACACTTACATATAGGGTCTGGTGATGCATTAACATTTTCAACAAGTAAAAATACATTATTTAATTCAACAGACAGATTTGATATAAATGCACCAGAAGTCCGATTGGGTTCTGCTGTAGATGAAGAGACACAACCGATTGTTTTAGGTGATACATTGGTAGAAAAATTAACAGACTTGTGTGACCAATTAGACCAATTAATTAATAACATCACAGCAATAACGGTACCGACAACTCAAGGTCCGTCTGGTACACCAATAAATACTGCTGCATTCGGAGCTCAAACTCAAGGTATAAGTCAGATTGCTTCTGCTCTCGATGAGATACTGAGTAAGTCAAACAGGACAACATAATGGCTTTAAATCCAAAAATACTGGAAGAAGAATTACTAAGACAATCAGAGGCTGCAGCTAACGGAGTGGAAATCACATATGGTGATTTTGTTTCTGCAATGGAAAAGTATGCTTTAGGGATTCAATTCCCACCACCAGCCGGAGTGGTACCAGCCGCAAGTATATTAAAATCATTATTAGATACTATACCAACAAATCCACCGTTACCAATAGCAACACCGATTATAAAATTAGCTGTACAATTATTTGCTTTAGGTATAGCTTTAGGTAAACCACTCAATGGGATAGCACAAGTTGTTGGACCTGGTAGTGGTGTATTTCCAACAATGCCACCAGCTGGTCAACCTGCAATAGATTCTATTTTAGCTCAACCCAACGATAGAGAAGTTGTAGCTAAACAATTAGCTAATACAATACATACATATATGATAACAGGTCAATATGATGCTTTTGGTTTATCAGTAGTTGCAGGAACAGCAATTGTAGATACACCTGGACCTTCTCCTTGGACTTAAAAAGTTACTAAAAATTTTAAAATTTCATATTTATATATGAATAGGTTTATACACAGGAGTAATAAAAATGAAAAAATCAGATTTAAAATTAATTATCAGAAGAATAGTAAGAGAAGAAGTTGCTATGGCCATTAAAGAAGTAATAACTGAATTGAAACAGCCAACACAACAAACTTCTCAACCAAAACCACAAAAGAAAATTGTTGAGAAAGCAGATTATTCAAAAAATTCTGTATTGAATGATGTTTTGAATGAAACGGCTAATAGTGATGAATGGAAACAAATGGGTGGTGGTACATATGATTCTTCAAAAATGAATGAAGTTTTATCAGCACAATATAATAATGGTGATGGTGTTGCACAACAAAGTGTAAATCCAAATGACCCAATGTCACAATTTTTAAATAAAGACTATCGTCAAGTTTTACAAAAAGTTGATGAAAAAACTAAACAGACACGAGGGGTATAATAATTGGCATTTATTAATAACATATTAATAAACGATGTTGATACCGTAGATGAATCTATAGGTTTTAATTTACCCTTTACCTTAGAAACACAAAATTTATCTACTACTACATTACAATCTACAAAAACAAACTTGACAAGTTTACTCACAACACAAAGGGGGGAGCGAGTATTTCAACCAGGATTAGGTATTGATATTAGAGGTAATTTATTTGAACCTATCGTTGAGGAGTCTTTTATATCTTTAGAAGAAGACATTCTTGCACAGATAGCTATTTGGTTACCTTTTTTACAAGTAGACACAATAAACATACAACCAGAACCAGATGCAAATAAAGTAACGGTTAATATAAATTATAGTTTTAAAAGTACACCTGAATTGAATGATTCAGTACAAGTCAATTTAAACACGGGAGCATCTTACTAATGGATTCTTATTCTAATTTTGATAAAAAAAATCAATACGGTCAATCCTTAACTAATTATACTAATAGAGATTTTAGTTCAATTAAACAAGGATTGATAAACCATGTAAAATCTTATTTTCCACAAGCCTATAAAGATTTCAATGAAACATCACCTGGTATGATGTTAGTAGAATTATCAGCTTATGTTGGAGATGTATTGAATTATTATATTGATGATTCTTTTAAAGAGATGTTATTACCTCTTTCAGAAGATAGAAGAAATATAATTAACTTATCAAAAATAACTGGGTATAAACCTAAACCAATAGTTCCAAGTTTTGTAAACTTGACATTTACTTTAGTAGTTGATGCAGATGTAAGTGATATTACAAATATAATACCAACTGAAAGTCAAAAATTAACAATAGAGTCTGGTGTTAAAATTACTTCAACTTCAAATCCAGATGTTGTTTTCGAAACATTAGAACCAATTGATTTTTCTGTTGATAGAACACTTAGTGAGCAATTTGTAATTAATGAGTTATCTGATACAACCGGTCTAGTTGCAACATATAAAGCTACCCGAGAAGTCAGAGCAGTATCAGGGCAGACTAAAACAATAAGTTTTACTATTAGTGAACCTACACAATATAAAAAATTAACTATCCCTGATACGGATGTTATTGAGATTTTGTCTTGTAAAGATTCTAATGATAATACTTGGTATGAAGTAGATTTTTTAGCACAAGAAAATGTACCGATAACACAATTTTATACTGATGATACAAACAGGACTACAAGTTTAGAACAAACTGGAGATGGAACTACAATCGTACCTTCAAGTCTTAACTATATCAGCACAACTAAAAGATTTGTTAAGGAAACTAATGAGGACAATACAACCTCTTTAACTTTTGGAAATGGTATTATAAAAAATGGTAATTCATTTGAAACAACATATTTAGAATTAGAACAAGAAGGTGTCAGTATACCAACAACTAATTTTTCCCCTAAACCTTTTAACCCTCAGATGGGAACATATTATGCATCGTTAGGTGAGGCACCACAAAATACAACATTAACATTCACTTATCGTGCAGGT